TGTGCAGATGGTGCTGCATAAGATGGTTGTGTATAAGATGGTTCGCCGCCGTCCAGCGGTCGTCCAAAAGCATCTAATCCCGTAGGTGCAGTTGGTTGGGCGGATGCTTGCATAAGCATTTGTGCAATCATTGAATAATCAGGATAAACATCTTCTCGCCTTTCAATAGCACCAGCTTTTCCTATCTGTGCCTGACTTAACGCCTGTGTCCTAATATCTTCGAGCTTCAATCTCTGCGGCGCACCAACATCCATCTCCCATCTTTTTGCTGCCGTAGATGGCACAGTAGTTCCAAATAAACCCGATGAAACGGTTTGTGCAATTTCTGAAGAGACGTCCCTTGTTTTCTGCTGCTCAATACCCGCTTCTGCACCTGCCATAAAACCGCCGCCTGGCTGGTATCTGCCTATAACTTCATCGTATATCCCCATCATCTGATTGTATCTTTGCAGATTTGCAGCCCTTGCCTCCGCCGCCTGACTTTCAGCCTTTTGAATAAAATAATTAAGGTCATAAGCCATATTAAATCTCCTTTATTTGACTTTGCCCGCAGGCACGACTTCTGCTGTTATTTTCTCCAACGCCCAAGTTTTACTTACAGTAGAATTATAAAACTTTAATCCGAGATATACGCCTCTGACTTTTTTTCTTACTCGATTTTGCCTGCCTGTGGTTATGATGCTTCCAGTTTCCTGTGCAGTAGCACCATCTATCATATCCTCCCAGACGGTTTCGGCGTTGTTGCCCTTGCTGATTTCAAAACTTACGCTGTCTGTATCCGCAAATCCGCCGCCTGAAGCACCACCGGCAGTAGTTATGGTTAAGGAATTTAGCTTTCCTTCCCTGTCCTCACCATCCCCGATTTGCTGAACCATACCCACATAAGAATTTATCGCCGTAGTGCCTACACCTGGATTGTCGGCAGTGGCGTTATCACCTTTAAGAGAATCGTTGAACTTTCTTACATAGCCATCTTTGCAACCGAGAAGCAGGCCGGAATAAGTATCGCTGTTGGCCTGATAATTGAATAATGAATACGCACCCGAAGCCGTAGGATAACTTTCAGGGAAAAACCCCTGCGTTCTCAAATCATACCACCAGTTAGAACTTGTCCCATCTGAAAGTTTGGTTATAGTAATCACGATACCGAGACGTTTGCGGTCGTATCCCATACAAATTCTGTGGGTCGATGGGTCGGCGGCAGTATCTTTTATGATGTTAGGCAGGAGAATCCCTGTTATAAGTGAAGGTTTAGATATTACACCGCCTTCTATGCTTGAACGATATATTCCGCCAGAACCCCAGAAATAGAACGACCCTTCTCCGTCAATGCACCACGAATTTGCACCGAATATACCAATGGTAAGGTCGAAAGAATCAATACTCCCGCCACTCATAGGGTCGCCACGAAGATACCACATACTTGTTGCACAACCAAAGATTAAAATATCATCTTTATAAGGAACTAATGCCCTGATAATATCGCCAAGTTCACCAGCATCGGCATCTTGTCCTGCGACCGCAGACATAGCATCGGTGGCCGAATAATCCCAATCATACAGGTTGGCTATCCTCGACATATACCATTGATTAGGAGCGTTTGGATTTCCTGATAAAACCCCACGTCCTCGATAAAGACAACCAAGATATGCTTTTACTGGCATAATCCCAAAATCAGTTCCACTTGCAGAAGGGTAAACCGTCCATTGATACCAGTGAGGATTTGATACTGGAGCAACAGCGGTTTTAGTAAAACTTACAGCAGTTGGAGTTCCACTTTCATTAGTTCCCGTTAACACTACAGCAGTAGATGGAATTGTTCCAGATGTTACATATCCATAAATATCCGCCGCACCGTCCGCCGCTGTAACATAATCTACTACCATTGTAGCATCCGGGTCGCCATCATAAGTGAGAAGCGTTCCTTTTATTGGAGCAGATTTGTCGGTTGGAGCAATATCAGAAGTTGAAATTTTTGTATTTATAAAATCAGCCACACCGAGTTTACTTCCATTTACCACAAAGACCTTTTGAAATGCCTCAAACATATTTAGTTGGTCTGTAGTGTCTATTGTATAACTCGCAGTAGAAAGTTCTGTCATTGTTCCCACACTTGCCTCATAATATAATTTAGAGTTTGCAGCAGTAACGAGTTTTTTATAGGTAATAGTATCAACCAATGTAACTGACATATTTAACTTTCATACCATAGTTTATTCGCCGCAGCAACAACTAATTTTTTACAGGTTATCATATTATTTAATCCTGACGCCGTTCCAGTAGGAACTCCACCTACAAGAGTTATTCCTGTGGGCAACGGGGGCTTAAAAGGAATTGTAGTAAAAGTCCAGTTATCACCTTCGGCTATACCAAATTCATTAACTATATCTATCCGCCAAGTAAATTCTGTTTCATAATTAAGTGGGTTATCTTCAGACGTAAGTTCATACAGCAACTCACCTATTTTGTCCGATACTAACGCACCATTTATATACATATCAAAGGTTATTGCCATTATTTAGACCCATTCAAACGTAGGAAATAGCGTTACATCTGTCGCCGCATTTTCTGGGGTTGGGGTCATCGCCTTCCTTGTTCGAGCATCAAACCACCAATCGTCCCCCGTTGCAATTCCAAATTCATTGACGGCATCTACACGCCATTTAAGTAGAACATTCCAATCTATCTCTGTTTTTTCCCACGGCCATCCTTCGGCATCACCAATAAATGCCTGAGTGCCGAACCCATATATATCTGTCGTATCGTAAGGCACAACGAAAGATGCAGCTTCTGTGTTTCCTAAATAAATCAAATCGCCAAAATAAATGTCTTGACCAAAATATACATCATAACTCGTAGCGTTTGTTCCGCCATCTTCCCAGCTTAATGTTTTATTTAACCCTGTTTCCGACCAATCAACTTCGGTTGCTTCGTTTAGTGGCGTCGGGGTTATTGGTTTAACTGGCTTAGATGGGCCAAATTCTTCTGTGCATATAGAGAATGAATAAGACCACATCAAAAGATGTTTTTCACCTGACGAACTGCCGTCCATTCCACCCCTATAAATCCCTGTTATATTAGTAATAGCCGATGATATGGTTCCATCCATATTGTAGATAACGAACTTATCTTGTTCTTCTAATGAATTAGAAAATACTAATAACACTTTCCCATCAGTCTGTATAAAACATACTGGTTTTTGGCTTGTATCTTCAACGATAGTCTCCGACACTGTTGCAACAGGTGGGTTTATCTCATACCCATCCCCCGATTCAGGTGTAGAACCTCCTGTCCAAGTAGTTATTGTAATCGTTCCAGAGACAGTATCATAATCTGTTACAGTAGCACTACTTCCGATACCAACGCCAGATGTGATTGATACTACATACCCAATAAGTGAATCATCTTCCGGAAATCCTGTTGTCAAAACAGAATCAACAAGGTGGGTAGCGTCGGTTCCGGCGTCCGCAGTTCCGTTGGCAGTAACAACCGAAATGACCTGAAATCTAACATCGCCCGTGTTACTTGGTGCATAAGCAATAAAGGCATTACCGGCCTTAACGACAGGTTTGCAGAAACTCTCCTGTGAACCATTATATAATAAGGTCGGGCCGGTTGTAACTACACCAGAAGATGAAAGAATCGCATAATATAATTTTCCAGATGTATCTGCATCAACAAAGACCGCCAAAACGGTGTCGTTGTCCAGTGTAACAAGTCTTGGTCGTTGTATATCAACACCGATTATCTGTGTAGGCCCAGCAAACACTGTGCCATCAGCATTGAAGACTATCGACCAAGATGTAACAAGGGCTTTTCTATATACCACAACAACTTTATCATCACTCAAAGTCGTAGCACCTATTTCGGTTGTCCCGAGTGCTGCAAACTGTGTTTCGGCAACAACCACACCCCCCGTTGAATTTAATATTACAAACTTACCTTTGTCAGAGTCAGCGTCATCACCATAAAATATAAAAAAGTTGCCCGTTGATAAGGCCGTTACGGCAGGGAAGAAAGTTGCTGGGGCGTGAAAATCAGTAGGAGCAACTATCTCAATTCCATCAGTGTCATAAATAGCATACTTGCCATTGTCTGTGCCTGTGGTTTCCTCCCACACCAGCACAAAATTACCGTTGGAAAGAGTAGCACATCTCGTGCTATCGAGTTGTGTCGTATATAAAGGTTCATAGATAGTTTCACTCGACCAAGTCATTTTTAACTTTCAATTATATCACACTTGAAACGCTGACTATTGCAACAATCGGCTGCTCGGCATTTCCGACCTGAGAAGAACTCCACTTGTCCAACCCCGGTCTTTGCCCTATCCTGACTCTGTTTTCCAGAACATCTCTCGGACGGACGTTATTCAAATAGCCAGATGTTAGAGGGGGTTGTTTATCTTGGGGAAGTCCCAGCGATTTACCACGAATCGGGAGCATAATTTCCATAATTTACTCCATTAACTGCATAATAAGAGGTATTGTTAATGTATTATTGCCAGAACTTAAATCTTCTGTTCCATAACCAAAGTTGTAAAGATAAGTTATTTCTTCCTGTGAAAGTGCCTTGTTGAAAATCATCACGTTGTCGAGAGAGCCTTCAAACCACTCTACACTGGTATCACCTGCACGATTATATACTCCAATGTAAGGGTTATACGGATTGGTATAATTCGCAAAAATAATATTACCCGTTGTGCCTTGTTTTCGAAGAACTCCATTTGCATAAATAGCAATATTACCAGTAGTTGCACTAATTTTAGTAGCAACCATAGTCAACATTTTCCAATCATTCTCACCATCAATAAATGATGGATTATCTTCTTCAGCGTATCTCAATGCACCGGATACCTTATACAAACTGTGAAATTTTCCTGTTGCCCTTATTCCAAGTTCCACAAAATGTTCCGGTGCAACCCTATCTGCATTGAACAAGTTTTGATAAACGCCGGTAATACCATCAGTTGCCTTACACCAAAGATTTACCGAGAAACTATCCCTGAAAGTTGATTGGAAAGTATCGTTGGTATTTATATAATCCCTCGTGCCGTTAAACGTCAAAGCACCGTTGATTTTTCCGGTAGTGTACAGGGCAGAAGTGTTTTGTTGGGCAGTGCCGTTGTAACCGTTGCCACTTGAATCGAGAACAACTGTGGAGGCGGCATTATCGTTCATCTTCCAGTGGGCAACTAAATAAGGAGTTAAATCCATATAAACCTTTTAGGTAAAATATAGTAAATTTATCACATCATTATCAGAAGCACCATAAAAATAAAGACTTGCAACATCGTCCACAGGTATAAACATTCCACCGCCCGCATTTGATTTAGGAACTTCTATCCCCAAAGATGCAGAGGCAGCAACTCCAATGTTCATAACCACAACAGATGTGTTTGCAGCCGCAGCACCTACGAAGCAACCCTTACAGGGCAGGGAAGTTCCACCATTTCCCTGACCTACGTTGGAAGCAATAGTTACCCTAACCGCACCTCCTGAATCGGTGATACGGAGGCGACTATTGTAAAATTTAGTTGCCATCATTTCACCTATTCATAAAGGTAAGCCACATCAATATAAATGGTCGTGGGAGTAAGAGTGCTTGCCAGAAACAAAAATCTATCACAAGCAAAAGTCCTAACAAAATAGTGTGCTATCTGGTCTGTTAGATTTACTTCCTCCCCGTCAAACAAAGTATCTTCGTTGGCCGGAGTTATTGTGTCCACAAAATATATTAACCCAGTTTGTAGTTGTTGTCCTTGAAGTATTGTTAGTTGGGCAATCTTATGATAATAGTCATTTCCTCTTGCAGAATATAATTGAAGAACAGAACTACCATCATTAGACCCATCAGTTCTAAATCTAAACAATAGAGCAGCAGGTCTCCCATCTGGTTTTACAGAAACCAGATAGGTAGAACCCAATGCCTCGGCAGTTGCAACAGCCCTTGTGGTTACTGTCAATTCTGCGTGTGAAGCAGTAATACTTCCAATATCTCTCCAATGGGTTTGAGACCCAATGGTATATCCACCACTTCTACTCATTTTTTACTCCTTAAGCTAAACTACAACCCTCATAATATACAACATCCCAATCTGTTCCATTCCAAAGAAGTTTTATATATTCTCCAGCAGCTTCCAATGTAATAACATCCTCACTTGCATTTGCAGAAGTGGTAACCGTAAGAGTTGCGTCCTTATCGGATGTATTAGCTTCTACCACAACCAACACCTCTTGTCCAATGTAAGAGCCATCTGGCAGAGTGATAGCAATATCATCTGCGGGATTATACACGCAAACTGGATTGTCAAGTATCCCGTTGTGTGAGGATAGTCCAGTCTTAATGGTATAAGCCGCACTTACTCTTTTCTTCTTCAACTCATAGTTTCTCTTTTTCTCTAATTCCCAATTTCCACTACTCATCTTTCACCTTTCTTTCGGGATACATCCAACTATTCCCTTTGTAAAATAATAATCCTATTCTTGGTAAACATCACTTTCTGTGAGTTTCTGGAGGAATCGTCCTCCTCTTATTTCGTAAATACCAACATCTAACATCTTTCCTACCGTGTCTGGAATATCAACAAAATCATTCTGGATAAGTGTCTGTATTAACCTGTTTGCTTCCGCTGTATGAACACCCTGTTTTTCGTCTCCTTCCGTTTCAGTAATTGCAAGACAACTCTCAAGTATGGCCTCTGCCGCCTCCACCCCCCCGACAAAAACATCAGTAGTTGCAGAGGGTTTCTCAGGGTTGATAATATACAAACAGTGAATCCTGTAAGAATCATCTGGCTCTCCATAGAACCACACCTGCCAACTTGCTCCCGTTGTTGCGTCATAGGGAGTTCTTACCAAAGCATAAAAAGAGGGATAGGTTGATTCTGTTCCCAACGCCCGCATTTTTAAAATCTCTTGTGCAGAAACCTTTTTAGGGGAAGAATAACCAGTATCCTTATCAAAGAAAAATCCATCTGTCTCTTTAAAGTTTATGGGAAGTTCATATTGCCATTGACCCGATTGAGTTAAAAATACAAGATGTCTTTTTAGGAAAGACCAAATATGCCTTCTGCCTGTTCTTTTATCTATTGGAAATAGAAATTGTCTATATCCACGATAGACCATTGCCTTTGCATTAGTCAGGTCTGTTCCGGTGGGGGCAGAACCTGTGCCATAAACCTCAGAGGTCTTGTTATATATCTCAGCAAACGAAAGTTCCAATGAACTCATATCACTCCTTATAAAGTCAGTGGGTGAACAGGTAAAGTGGCAAACCTGCCCACCTTTAATCTTACCACTTCACTGACCGGAGACAGGTTTAAATTTCCCGTCCTATTTTGTTTCCAATAAATCCCAACATAGTTTTACAATGTAGGAATTATAAACTTTACCAATTCGGTCTTTTATCTGTGCAATCTCCTCCACAGACAACTCAACCTCATTGTTCTCATACACCCTGTCAGCCAGTTTGCTTCGTTCATATTTCTTTATTGGTTGTTCATTTTTGTCTGATTCTAAAGTTGATTCCAAAGCATTGATAATAGCCATTCTCAAGGTTGCTTCAATTATTTTACCCTGACTATCACCATCTTTAATTGGCTCACCGTTGCGTTGTTTTAATACCTGAGTTACTAACAATTTCATATCTGTCTCCTTTAAAAAATAAAAGGAAGGGGAGGAACATCCTCCCCGTTCCTAATCAAATTACACACCAGTATCCGCAAAAGCTACAAGATACTTTGTTGCACCGGCAATATAAATTGGAATCATTATATCACCAGTTGCCAAAGCGGGAGCATTGCCAGTCGAAGCATAAGCACTAATTGTTGCAAGAGCGTCAACATTCAACAGATAGGTAAACCCTGTGTTTGCTCCAGTTTCCTGAACCTTCAAAACAGCATTTACTTCTGTTGCCAGAGAGGCATTTTCATTTCTAACACGAATACCAAACTCTGTTTCAGCAACAGTTCCCTCATTACAGAGAATTATGTCAATCCCACCAAGAACCGTTCCCGTTCCTGTGCAAGTTCCAAAATTCTCAACCTTAATGCTTAAACCAATAACATTAGTAGCAACACCACCACCATCATTCTTCGTTCCCAGAAAACTTTCAATTCGGTCAAGTGTGCCACTGTTATTACAAGCAACATTCAAAGAACGGAAAATATAACTTGTGGCATTGGTTGCTTCATTCTCACCGGCGATTTTTAAAATACCGCCGTAACAATCACCACTTGATGCAACCGATTTAGTCCCTTGGAAGTGAACTAAGTATTCCTGAGCGCCCGCCACACCCTTAAAGAAGTTATCACCGGCAACGGTAAAACCATAACTTCTGCCATTCTGATAAGATGTAGGCATTAAAAATCCACTCAAACCAGAAAGAGTTACACCAGTTTGGAACAACTTGGCAAGAACCAATCCGTTAATGCTGGAACGATTTACTGTTTCCATACAAATAGCACAAGAATAGGGGTCTCCATCCCCCGTTGGGCCAGCATAATAAACCGCACCCGAAGCCATTCCAAGTTCATCACCTATTGTGCAGTTCTTGTTGGTTCTAACGGGAACAATTGCCCCATTGGGAATGTAAATATCCAACCACATTGGGCCAACTTTTCCTACCCACGAACCGGCACAAACCGCTCCTGCGTGCCAATTTGCATTAGTCTCTGATGGTGCTTCAACACGAAGGAACTTACCTTCATTTTGATACCCCTCGGCAGTTGTAGTTCCTTCTGCATCAGAAGATTTACTCCAACCAGAGATATTATCTGTAGTATCCTGATTATAACAAACAGGCATACCTTGATAAACTGTGGTAGCATCTTCAAAATAAACTCTTTTTCTTACGGCCATTGTATCTTGACCGTATCCCATTACATTACTCATTCTAATTTCCCTTTTCTAAAAAGTTACGTTGAGCCAGCCGTTACGTTGCCCCGACTGGCCCTATTCAGAGGATAAGGACTTCCATCCCGCCCTCACGTTTTACTATTTACTTCTACTGTTGGTTCACTAAGAAACCGGCGTGTCTGAGATTCTCACCCACGATACAATACTGTAAATCAATGTAAGTTGACAACACCAAGTGATTGTCATCTCTTGGCGAAGGTTTACTTACCTTGAAGTCCCAACTCGAATGAACCACAGGATAAATCAATTCGTGATTCAGTCCAAAAATCGGGTCAGTTCCATAGGTGTCAGTGTCCGCCGTGTCAAATAAATCAACATACTCAAAAGCCATTCCCTTAAATACAGGAACTCCAAAGTGAGAACCAATTCGGTATCCCATTTGGTCGTCTGACTTCGCATATAGAAGATTTATTGAGCCAATAACAGAGTCATTGGAATACAGTGAATACTTCGCATTGGTAGTCGGGTCTGGTAACGCCTGTGGAGCAGTTGGGCCTGTAAAGTGCAACTTACGAGTAGCCCTATCCAAAATTACCAACAGACTATCATCCAAATCCCCTGCGTGGTCGGCATAGTAATTTGCCCATCGAGGATTTACAGCAGATGTGCAAGCAATACCACCCTTATTAAAGGAAGTAGCACTACCATCGTTGTAATGTCCAGTGTAACCAGTAAACCCACCAGTAGAATTATTTGTGCCAAAACTTATCCCTACAATATTTCTATTGCTTGGACTATATCATCAGTTTTTCTCTACCAAACTGTTCCGTGTATAGTCTCTGAAGTTTTTCAAAAGAAGCGTCATTTTTATTATTAAGTCGTCTAATCTCAATTAACATAACAAACTCCTCAGATGATATTCTATTGTAACCTTTTCCTTGTCCTTTTGTAAGACGACTCTTTAAATACTTTAAAAGAAGTTCTGCCTGTCTTTTTTTACCAGACTTCATAAACGGCAAAACTGCCTCTAATAATTTAGAGCAACGCTTTACACCTTGCCAAGTTAGCGTCCAACTTGGTTTGTGTCGTGGATCTCTTCTTCGATGTGTTATATAGCCACCAGTAACATAACAACCAGCTTTATAACAAGCATCAATAAACTGCCAGTCTGTGTTATAAACACAAACTATTGGAGTAATCTCAGTAGGACTTCCACCTCGTTTTATGTGTGCTCCAATATGAAAGGAAATACTACCTTCCCCTTCAATAGCAGCCGCTAACCACGAAAAATCTATTTCTTTTGAACTTACCTGCTGATTGTCCATTGTTCCAACCTTTCAATTTTAACCTCGTTAGTCTAAAAGGTATTAGGAGTTTCCAGCAATTTACGAAATTTAACCGGGTCAGATTTTAATTTTGGGCATAACCCGGAATACCGATTGGATTGTTCTCATCGGTTGAGGATGTCGGCGTAGTAACAATCGCTTTGTATATCTCATCAACCATTTCCCTCAAAGCGTTGTTATACTTCAACTTCAATACATCATAAATCTGGGCTTGGCCATTATTCAAATCCATTTCAGGCCAGTTGTAACTAAAGTTACCTTTTGCAAACCGCCACTCAGTTGTGTATTTCTTGGTAATATTCTTTACAACGTGAGTATCATCAGCCCATCTATTCTTATGTCCAGCATTACCTTCATCACCAAGGGCAATATATCTTTCTATGTTCTTTCCACCCTCAAGTTTCATCCTGTTTTTCCAGAACGAATTAAAGAGAGCGTAGGAACTGTAAAGATAAGTCATAGGACAACTATTCTTACGAATGTCCTGTAGAGTGCCGTTGGTTATATCGATTGCTTGGTCTAAAGACACATCCATTTTCTTTCCCTTTCTTAAATTTTACAAACTTACGCCAGCTTTTTCAGCCGCATCTCTAACGACAGCAGCTTTTCTATCCTCCTCACTTTCGTAAGTCTTTACAACATTCTTTCTGCTTTTCTTGGGTGTCAACTGTTCCGACTTTTGCTTCATACCTTTAATGACATCATCTTTAACTTTGTCTTTGTAATGTTTGCCTTCATACATTTCCAAAGATTCGGTCAAAGCGTCCTTAAAGGACAAAGATTCATCGGCCTTGAACAACCTCACAGCACGTTCCCATACTTCACCTCTGGCTTTTACGGCGGGGTCAGTAGGCACTAACTGTCCGTTCCCGTTGGGAACTTTGGGTAAGTCCTCTGTCTTGCCAAAAACGGGGAATGATTTTTCAAACTCGTCAAACATCCCATTAGCCATAGTCAATTTACCAGCAGATTCTTTAAGAGAGTCTTTTTCCTGAACTTTGCCTAAACCTTGCTTTAGGGTGTCCAATTCCTCTCTCGTTTTAGTTAATTCTGCTGATAAAGACTCTATAGTAATATCTCCAGCTTCCTTCTTCTCAGGTTCAACCGGAGGTTCTACTTTTACCTCTACTTCTTTCTTAAACAGAATATCAATAGAAGAATCCAAATCTTCATTTGATTTATCAGAGGCATAATCTATAATTTGTTCTGGTGTCCACCCTGCTTTTCCTGCTGACTCAATAAAGTTAGGACTGATTTCCTCACCATACTCATCGGTGGGTTCAACAACGGTATCTTCCTTTGCTTCTTTAACCCCCGTAAGTTTATCTTTTAGTTTTTCAAGAAAACCCTTAGACGGCCCAGCAGCAGTTCCGTCAAGGTTCATATTTGGTTTTTCTTCTTTAACCTCTGTGGTTTCTTTACCTTCCTCTGCTGTAGAAGTATCAACCAATTCATCCTGATTTTCTGTCTCTTTTATCTCTGCCATTTACTTTGTCTCCTTTGCTTTCTCCAATGCCTCGACCCGTTTCTCCAATGATTCAATAGCTGTTCCCATCTTTCCTGCCCTGTCCTCATAAATAACTTCCTCACCTTTTCCAACAACAACCGTAACTTTGCCCTCGTTATTGGGGTCGCAACCATAACAGAACTTACGACCTTTCTCATTTGGCTCAGGACGAAATCCTGTATGGCAACCTTCACACTTCACTTCATTTTTCAAACTTTTCGGAACTGGTTTCATTTGTTTTGTCTCCAAAAACAATTTCTCTTATTTCAAAATCATAACTATAACTTGACTTTTTTTTGTCCGTATTTTCACGAATACCAACAAAATCCATTTTAACCTGACAAGTAAAAATTTTACCAACATCGTCTGACTCGATGGGCAACTTTTTATCATAAATACAAAATGTCGGATAAATAATTCTATTCTCATTTGATGAAGAAATTTCTTGAGGTTTTTCTTGTTTTTTACCAAGATTTATTCTTCGCAACATCATTAATGTTCCTCCATATTATGTTCTTTCATCAATCTTTTTTTCTCCGTGCGATTTTTTACCAACAGTTGCCCCGTATTGAGATTATAAACCCTGTCGGGGTATTGTTTCTGCATCTTGGGAATATCTTCTACATTCACCGCCATTGCCCACGACCAACGGGGGTTCTCCTGAAAACCAATGTTGACAAATCCTTTATTGTTTAACTTTCTTTCCTTATCATCATCAAGTTCAAATGCTTTTATTTCATCATCACAAATAATAAATGTTCTTCCTTTGCCATTGTGTTCCCAATCTCTTTCATCAACCAATTCTTTGTAGGATAAACTAACTAATTCTTTATTATCCTCACGTTCAAAATAATATCTATAATCTTCTGACATTACTTTCCCACCAAAATATACTGAATCTGTGCGGTTGCAGCACTACCAAGAAGTCTAATTCCCGGCATAGCTGTTGCGTTTGGATTCAGGGGAAGAATACACGCCGTTCCCTGTAAAAGATAAAGATGAGACAAAGTAGCAGAAGGAGTTGCATCAGCAGAACCAAGGGTAACATAAACATTTCCAGAAATTGCTTCAAGATATAAAGAACAAGCACTTCCAGCAGCAATGTTTCCTAAATCAAGAGAAATGGCAGAGTTTCCAATTATGGGTTTTCCCTGAACAACCTCAGTAGGAACATTAGAGTCTGTAAACCCATAATTCCTCTCATCATCCCCACCGCCGAGACCAGTAATTTTTATATATTGTTTAATTGCGAGAGTAGCGGCCATTATTTACCTTTCTTCCTGTAAAGTTTTTTTCGTTTTTGAGTAGAGGGAGTCCAACCCGTTTTTCTCAAAGTTCCATAAACATATCTGTCTGCCCTCTCACCAGTAAATCCTTTTTTTGCTGCCTCTCTTTTCAATTTATTTTCCAGTGCTTTTGGCATTATTTTCTTCTCCGAAGTCTGGCCATTTCTGTATCTGTTATTCCGGCCTCACTAAGACCTCTTTCAGTGGCCGATGTTCTTACTGTCTTTCCTTTTTCCTCTTTTAACTTTTTTCGTCTATACCATTTTTCTCCATACCACGCCAACTCAAGCCAAGAGGGTTTTTTCTCTGTTTGTTCCACAGGTTTTTTTACCACACCATACTTATCAACATCAGTAAGGGCTTCACCAACACCTTTGGGAAGTCCTCCAACTTGACTCATTCTATCTGCCTTCATTAAAGCGTCCTCATCGGACATACCTTGTTTTTTATATCTATCATAAAGTTGTTGACGAAATAAATTCATTCCAGCCATTTATTTTACTCCCATCATATTATTAAGTTCCTGTTGTGGTGCTTCCTGTGTTTGTTGCCGATTTAGGTTTGCATTTTTACTGCCCAACGTAGCCCCCGTTGAGTCATTTCCCTGCCCCGGAGATTTGCCAAATGGAAGCATTTTGTAGGCAATTCCTTCCATTTCACTTGGAACGGCAGTTTTATACCACTGGTTAAGAGAGGTCTCCCCAATATAAGAAGCAAGAATCTTAGACACAGTTGAGACATCAATCTGAGTCCCCTGAGCAGAAGCAATCTGAGCCGTTGGAAGAACCCACTGGGTAAGAAACTGCATAAGTCTCTGATACTGCATTTCTGGAGAAGTTCTCTGTGTAGAGTAGGGAACTATATCAAAAACAAAATCGTAGAAATCCCCAACTTTGTAGGTATCGGAGAAAATAGCGGGAAACTCACCAACACCTGAAATTTCCTTTACAACGGGAACAATAGTTGTTGGGTCAGTAATATACTGCCAAGCCAGTTTACGAATAATAGAAACCGTAAACCTATGAAAACGATTATACATATTATTGATAATTCTCGTTGCGTTGGAGAAAATCAACTGTTCCTGTCCAAGTGTGGGGGCTTGACTACCTCTCCCACCTATCACATCCGAACTAGGAGTAGCGGACTTGGTAAACTGTTGTTCAGCAAAAGTTACCCATTGGTAATTAAGTGGGTTCACCCCGCCAAACTCAAGTTTCTTCATTGCATCTACGTTGTCAACCCTAACCGTCCCTTGGTTTGGTGTTTTGACCATTCTTTTTACATCTTCTTCTGCTTCGGCAGAATAGGCCACTATGTCCTTTTGAGCTTCGGCCTGTTCCTTCATCTTATCCATCAGAATATTTATAGTCTCATCAAGGTCATTCCAAGACCACGCTGGAGGAAGCGGGGTTGGTTCATTAGGAAATCCTTTATACCAGAGTTTATCATATGGCCCACCCTCCGGCCCTTTCCACTCTACTTCCCGAAGAATCTTTGCCTTTTTCCCATGTGGCATTATTGTAACTATAGTGTTTTCATCATAAAGATAGAGGTCTATAAATGTAGTATAGTTTCTTAAAGCAAGACGGTCTCTATCATAATCTATCTGAGAAATCTCCTGTGGAGAATACTGTTCAATCAACTTCCCATCAGAAGTAATATCATCCGCCGTCTGATGTCCCCACCTGTCTTTCTTGGCAAAGAAATCTTTAGCATAGATGGTAGGGAGTCTGTAAATATCCCCCTCAAAAGTAAAATCACTTACCCGTTTAGCCGAACAATCCCCAATGTATTCTGTATCATCTATCAATTCCACAATAGGACGGCCATACTTTATTGGTTCATCTAAAAGAGAGATTGTTCTGTCATATTCAAAAGCACTTCTTGTTATTGCAAACCCAAACATCGAGTTTATTGCGGCGGGAATCAATACGTTTTCAGCCAAACTTAATTTATTTATAAGAAAATTCAAGGCCAGTTGGATAGTATAGGCCCAACCCCTGAACTTTGGAATCTCGGTTTTAACAAGAACCCTTGGGTCTCCCTCTACCAAGAAAGGGGTAATAGAAGAAACCCCTCTGTCAATCAAATTAAGAATGTGCCTTCGGGTGTAACCAGAATCATAATACCCAGAGGCATACGCCTTGAGCATTTTCTGTCTGTGCTTCAATGCCCCCTCATTGCTCTTTTGCCAGTAACGAGATAACATTTGAAGTCTTGATGCAAATGACTGGTTTTCGTAATCTTTAAAACTTGGTGTTCGTTTCATCAATTATACCTGAATGAACGATATTTTCTTTTTGCTTCTATTTCTTCTTTTTCAAATTCTTCTATTCGTGTTCCCACACAACTCTTTGGATGAACTTTTTTTTCTTCTATCTTGGCAGGAATATTATATTGAAGTCCAAGAATTAACAAAGCCGCTCCGATAACACGGTCTCCGTGCCGTGCCCTCGCACCAGAGGACAAATCCACCATTTCACCTGAATCTGCCTCGCCTGTCTTATAGAAAATATAAGTATCCAGTTCATTGATTAACTCCTCAGAGTAAACCATAAGATACTTATTTGTTTTTTGTGTCTTTAAAGATTCTTTCAAAGCCGCCTTCAACCCATAAAGAACATCATCTTTTGTCTGTTTAGTTGAAGTCCAGCCATATCTATTTTTTCTTTTCTTGGTCTTGGTGTCCTCAGAGGTATCAGTATAAACTCTCCTGAATCCCTGCTTCATCAATCTTCGACCAAAGTTCTTTCCACCACCACCGTTACGTTCCCAAATAAAGTAAGGTTCACCAAGAGAACCACCAACCCATCTACCCAAAGCTGCAACTAATTCAGCAAAATCGGCGGGGTCGTGTTCAGCAGTAACATATTCCCCGACTAATTCATTGGTATTCACATCCGCTATTTCCGCCGTAGAGTTAGAAGCACCCGTGCCAAAACCAATATCACAAGCAACAATAAAATTGTGGTTCTGATTGGGTCGTCCATTTATTAACTCCCCCCACCACCTAAAGTGCTTTTTTCCAAACTCAGGTTTAAAAATGGGTTTAACAACTTTACCATCTTCCAGAGAATAAACAATTTCACCCGCAATTTTTGACGGCTTACAAAATTTTCTTCGTATTTTACTGTTGACAACAGCATCAAAATACATATCAGAAGCCCCTGTTGGGTAGGCCCAAAGATTCATACAAAGACTTCTATAATTGTCCAACTCTAATTCTTTTTTATCGTGCCAAGGACTTCTACAGGATATAGGGGGCTTCTCACCCCCATCAGCAATAAAAACAATATCAGAACATTTTTTACTAAACTCAAGATAGTCGAAGGGTTGATTCAAATCCATTGTTGTAAATATTTCAGGCCGTTTTTCCAAATAGTATTTTTTATCTAAAACAGTAACTTCCCCCACTTTTGTTGACTCATAAAGTCCCTCATTCTTAACCGGATTATTATACCACATCATAGTTATTCGTTCAATTCCGGGTTTATCCAACACTCTTGCAAATGCGTGGGTAGGGCCGTAAAAATGAGTAGAATTATAGATTATACAATTAGAAACAGAAAATACACTAAATTCAATACTATTAGCCACTTGTGGTTCAACTTGTCCAAATTCATCCAAACCAACAAATGTTGCTCTTTTGCTTGCCCCAAAATGTGCGGAAGTGGCTTCTCCATTTATAGAACTTCCATTATCCAAGTTACGAATATTTTTAAAAGTTCGCTCAAGATGTAATAAGCCCCTCCACCACGGGGGTAGGTTTTTTATTGCATAATCTATTTTTGCAAACAAAGTCATTGGGTCATTTGATTTATCAACCAACTCCTCTGTTCTTGACCCCCACAAAATTACTGTCTCAGGAAAAAGTAAAAATTTCCAAGTGGAATATTTCATCAAAGTTTCAGTAGCACCTTCTTCCCTTGTTTTATTTATAGCAGCACTACGCCCCTCATTAACACACTTATTAACTTTTAAAAGAGCATCTTCCTCATTAGGTCTCAAAATAAATGGAAAATTTCTTGGCCCTATTGGGGGTCTCGGCTCAAATACCCAAAAAACGGCGTTGAACATTATTCTTGGGTCAGCTTTACATAGTTGTAAAAATGTTTTTTGAAATTCAGTATCCTTTGCAAGCAACCTATGAAGATTCTTACGAAATTCAATATTTTCATCCAAACTTTTGGGAATATTTTGGAAAAAAAGTTCGGGGGAATCAATCTTTGTAAAGTTCATCATTATTTCTCAAATAAGAAATTGCTGAACAAAGTAAATCAACCCCCTCACCATTATCAACTAAAAAATGCCCCAAAGCAACATTACAGTGATTGCAAAGCAAACCACGAAACTTCCCTGTAATATGGTTGTGGTCAACAGATAGGGATTGAATACCGCTATGATTTTTGTGCGTTTCCTTTTTACCACAAATCATACAAAAACCATTTTTCTTTTCTAATATCTCGTCAGCAACCTCTCCCACCAAACCAAAC